CTTCCGGGCGACGGTATTCGAAGCCTCTATGAAGTGCGAGGACGCGACCGGCGTCCCCGCGACCATCGTCTACGCATCGACCGCGCTCATGACGGCCATTGGCGGCTGGGAGTCGTTCTACCCGGCGCCGTACGGCGTCCAGAACGTGTCCGGTGTCGCGACCGCCAGCACGCTGCAGGTCAACGTGTCCGGGCTCCGCGTCGTCCGCGCCAAGTGGCTCGACGGCGCAGCCGCACGGCACGCCATCGTCACTAACGGCGAGGCTGCACGCTGGATCGAGGACGGGCCCCGGCTCGCCCAGGCAGAGAATGTCAGCCAGATCGGTCGTGACATCGCGATCTACGGCTACGGCGTCACTGCTGCCTACCTCCCCGCAGGCATCGTCCGGATCGTCGAGCCCTAAGCCATGGCGCTGCTATCTGGTACGCAACTGGCCACCGCATTGGATCTCACCTATGCGGCGGACCCGTTCGACCAGGTAGCAGCGGCAGCCGTCGCGGTGGTGTCCTCGGTCATCACCGCGACGGCACTGGCAGCCGAGCCCGCAGCACTCAAGGAAGCGACGCTCGGCATCGGGATCGACATATTTCAGGCACGGTTCGCAGCCGGCGGCGAGTCCGTCGGCCTCGACATGCAGGCCAGCCCGTACCGGCTTAACAGCATCCTGCTCAAGAGCCGGGCCGCCCTCATCGCGCCGTACATCCGCGTGGAGAGCATGGTCGGATGACCGCGCTCACCACCGAGGCCCGCCTAGGCATCACGTCAGCCGTCACCGGCCTCGGATACAAGGTCTACACGAGCACGCCGCCGGTGCCGATCCCGCCGAGCATCGTCATCATGGCCGACTCGCCGTGGGTCGTCCCTGAGCGGCTAGGCCGTCTGTCGTATAGGACGCAGTGGCGCCTGGTCGTCGTCGTTAACCCGCGCAAAAACAGCGCGGCGCAGCTCGATGCCGAGGACGCCATCGACACGATCCTCGGCGCCCTGCCCAAGTACGCAGTCGTCACCGACATCGGACCCCCGACACTCGTCGACATCGGCGCTCAGGGATCAGTCATCACCGTAGATATCCGCCTCACAGCCTCTATGAAGGAGTAGAAATGCCAGTCGTATCCATTGCGGGGTCCGAGTTCACCGTCCAAGTGGCCTCGACCGCATACAGCGCACAGGTGACCTCGGGCACCATCACACAGACAAGCACCATCACGCGCACGCGCACCCTCGGCGGCGGCAACGCGTTCACCCAGACCGATCTCATCAGCGCCCTAGCCGTAACGTTCCTGTTTGACGGCGACTCGGGCATGTACAACGCGCTCGAGAATGCCGCGACCGCCGGCACGTCGCTCGCCGTCACCATCGACGACGGCACCAACACGACCTGGGCCGGTGCCGCTATGTACGTCGAGAGTGTCGAGGTCGCATACGACGCGACCGGCGTCGCAACCGCAACGGCATCGCTCACCGGCGAGCTGGCGATCTCCTAGTGTGGGACGTACTCGATGTGTACCTCGACGGGGCAACTGACCCCGTCGAGGTGCCTGTCCTGACCGTGTACGTCGTCGACTACCGCGACCTGTGCGACAAGGCCAAGGTCACCGCATACCCGGCAGGCCTCGACCTGCTGTCAGCGTTCTGCGCGATCGTCGACCCCGAGCCCCTCGACCTCAAGGTCATCAAAAAGTGGGGACGGGAACACAAGGTCATCATTGAGCGGCGCGAGCATGTGGGCCCTACGAAGACGGCGACCCCCGCCGTTTAGTTGTCCAGGTCGCGCTACGGATTAACCGGCCCATATTCGAGGTCATTGCATACGAGCCGCGAATGCTGGCAACGATCGTGGAGGAGTTGAACGGTGGCTAAACAGGTCGAGCTACGCATCGACGGGCTCGGCGCACTCCTAAAAGACTTCCGGGCCCTACCCAAAGAGGCCACGAAAGAACTGCGCAAGGCGTCCGTCGACATCGCTAACCGGCACATGGTCCCGTCATGGAAGGCAGCCGCCCTCACGGCAGGCAACTGGGGACCAAAGCTGGCCGAGTCGATCAGGGCCCGATCCGATCGCCTGCCAGCGTTGAACGTCGGCAAGGACCGGCGTGCATACCGTGGCGGCGCCTCCACCAACATGGTCCGCTATCCGGCATTCATGGGCACCAAAGAGGAAACGCGCGAACCTTGGCCCGGGTTGAAGTGGGCGCCGTTCGGCAACGGGACCAGCTGGATGGCAAGGCGCAGGCCATATCAGGCACAAGCGATAAACGAGTGGGGACAGGCCGTCGACCTAATCGTCACTAAGTGGAATAGGAACACGCTGTGAGCCGCACACTGACCGTGTACCTAGCGGCTGACCTCAAGCGATTCAGCCCGCAGCTGCGCGACGCCGAGAACGACCTAGGCCGGTTCGGCAACGCGACCCGGAACCTTACGAACACCCTCTCGGGAATGCTCGGCCCTGCCCTGATCGGCGCCGGCGCCGCCGCGGGATATGCCGCCGTACAGTTCGGGGTCGACGGCGTCAAGGCATTCGTCGACGATGAGGCCGCAGCAGCGAAACTAGCGACCACACTGCAGAACCTCGGACTGGCGCAGGACACCAGCGCCGCCGAGGCCAGCGTCGACGTCATGCAGCGGCAATTTGGTGTCGCCGACGACCTGTTGAGACCGGCCCTAGGCAAACTAGTTTTAGTTACAGGGGACGTCACCGAGGCAAACAAATTGCTGGCCGTCGCCCTCGATGCCAGTGCGGGAACCGGGCGTAGCCTCGAGCAGGTCACCCAGGCGATCGCACGCGCAGCATCAGGCTCGGCGACCTCACTGCTGAAGATAGCGCCGGCACTCGATCAAAACATTCTTAAGAGTGGCAATCTCAACGCGATCACGGCAGAACTCTCGCGCACATTCGGCGGACAAGCACAAACCGCAGCCAACACCTACCAGGGGCAGTTGAATCGACTGTCGGTCGGGTTCGGCGAACTGCAGGAAAGTTTCGGCGCCGGTTTCCTCAACGCTCTTGGGAAGACTGAAAGCAAAACCGGCGACCTCATGACAGCGATGGAGGATTTGCAGCCCGCCCTTGAGGACATTGGGTCCGCAGCAGGCGACCTAGTCGTCGAGCTGGCCGGACTCGTTACGGCATCCGATAAGGCAGCAAAAGCGGGAAAGAACTTCCTTGAAGCGCCGAATTGGGACGACCTAGGCAGCCTCATCACTGAAGCCGCTAAGGCCAATCAATTTTTTAACAGCACAATCGTGCAAGGCATCCCCGTTATCGGCCCGGCAGTGAATCTGCTGCTGAACCTCAGCGGGGCCTATGACCAACTGGCCGGCTCATCCGAAGACGCATACACGGGGATTAGTCGAACAGCCATGGCACTCGGCAAGGGCGCCCCCGAGATAGACAAGAACACGGCAGCGACCTCGAGATGGAATGCGATTGCAGCCGCTAACGGCGCCGTCGTAAAGACCAACGGCGGAAACCTCGAGGAGTATTTCGCGGCCCTTGACAAGACATCGACCGCAACGGGGTCAACATCGAAGGCAACCGACACCCTGACGACAGCGTTCGACCTGCAGAAAAGCGTCGTCGACGACCTGCAGGTCACCCTTGACGCACAGGTCGCCGACCTCGAGCGCAACACGCAAGCCGCGAAGGACTACTCGAGCACGCTCGCGACGCAGCTGCTCGGCGGCATCGACCTGGGCGCTGCACAACAGACCGGCGCCGACCTCGGCATTTCATCGCTCGACGCGTTCGACCGCCAGATCGAACAGCACGAATGGTTCGGCAACGTCCTCACCTCGATCAGGGCCAACGGTGCAGACAAGCGACTCGTCGACCAGATCGCGGCCCTCGGCCCCGAGGCCGGCGGCAAACTTGGGCAGGAAATGCTCGACAAGGGCCTCGTCGAAGCGTTCAACAGCCGACTGGAGGAGGTCACCGAACTAGCCAACAAAACCGCGACGGCGATGGCCGGCGAGTTCCTGCCGGCTGGCACCGAGGCAGCGACCGGCATGGTCGACAAGACACTCGAGCAGATGAGCAAGGAAACGAAGCGACTGAAGGCGATCGGTAAGGGCATGGGCAACCTGATCGGGGCGACGATGACAGCGGAAATCGCCGAGGCCGTAGCCAAGGCTGTCGCCTCCGCAGAGGCCGCGAAGACGTCCGCAGCAGCCGAACGAGCCGCGCAGCAGGCCGCCCGTGCAGTCGTGACGTCCGAGCAGCAGATCGCCCAGACCGTTGCGCGACTCATCAACAACAGCAATGCACGCGCCGGCTACTCGATGGGCGTACCCGTACCGACCCCGGTCCTCGGATGAACCCCACCGTCCTGGTCAACGGCGTCGCCCTCGACCTCGAAAACGTCGAGTACCGGATCACGGTCTCGCACGGTCGCAACGACATCACGGCAGCACCCGCACCCTCCGACGCGTCAATGACGCTCTACGGTTTCCTGTCCATCCCGGTGGAAATCAGCGACGTCATCGAAGTCGAGGCGTACGGCGTCACCCGATTCACTGGCCGAGTCACTGACACGATCCTCACCCATAGTTTCAACCCGAACGGCCCGACCCTCGGACCCGGCGCGACCGCCTACATAGCGCGCCTCGACGTCACGTTGATCGGGAATCTCAGCCTGCTCGGTCTGAAGTTCGTCGGCGAGGCCGGCTACTCGAGGGAACTGCTCGACGACCGTGTCGAGAACATCCTCACCGACTCGGGCGTCACGTTCGCCAACAACAGCGACCCCCTCATGACGCAAGAGGCCCTAGCAGCAGTCGACGGCGGATATTCGGCCCTCGACCTGCTCACGGCCCTCGGCACCGAGACCGGTGGCACACTGTGCGATCTGCCGGATGGCGCCGTCCTGTGGGAGTCGTACAGCCGTCGCGGCTACGGATACAACCCGGCGCACTGGTACGACATCGACCCGACGGACACATGGCCCGACCTGCCCTACATCTGGGCGGACATTTACGACCGGGTCGATACCGCCCCGCTCACCGTCGAACTGCCGCACACGGCGGTCGCCTGGTCGCCGACGTGGCGCAACACGTCACAGACGATTCTTAACGACGTCACCGTGATTTACGGCAGCGCCGGCAATCAGAGCAAGACGGACTCGGATGCGGCCTCCATCATCACGCACGGGCGTCGAGCGTTCACCCTGACCACGAAACTGCACAAGGCAGCCGACGCGCAGGCAAGGGCCTCAGACATCATCCGCACCCAATCGGAGCCGCGCTACGCCGTGCAGTCGATCGAAGTACTCATGGAGACCGTCACCGACCCGCTACGCGCCGACCTGCTCGACGTCATCTCAGGCAGCAAAGTCGGCATCGACCTCATGCCGCAGCCCGCACCCATAGACGACTATGTGGGCATTTGTGAGGGATGGTCCGAGACCTACACACCCGGACTGCACCGGCTCGTCCTCAGCCTGTCCGATCCTCGATTCTCTTACCAGGTCGTGCGATGGAGTGAAGTGAGCGCCGTCCTGACGTGGGCCGGCGTCGACCCGACCGTGCAGTGGTACAACGTCGTCGCTGCAGCCGATCTAGTCGCCTAACTGAAAGGATCAGCACATGGGAACCCCGTACGCACTCAGTAGCGACCTAGTGTCGGCGTGGCCGGCGAAGTCGCTGGCCGTCGCCCAGTACGTCGACGGCTACAAACTCGACACCGGACCCGTCCAGAACGCACAGACCGGGACGACCTACACGTTTTTGCTCACAGACACAACAAAGACCGTCACGGCGAATAACAGCGCAGCATCGGCCTATACCGTCCCGCCTCAGTCCTCGGTCGTGTGGGAGGCCTACACGGTGCTGCGGATCCTCAACCTTGGCGCCGGTGTCGTCACCCTCACGGCAGGCGCAGGTGTCACCCTCACGGGGACCGTCACGGTCGCCCAGTACGCAAGCGCGACCCTGACCCGCACGGGGTCGAATGCCTGGACGATCAGCGGCAACGCGGCACCCTCGGGCATGGATCTCATTACCCCGACATCGGTCGCAGGGTCCGGTGTCACCCTTTCCGGTGGCGTAGTGAGTTTCACGACCGCTGCGGCGGTGAGCGTGAACGGTTGCTTTACAAGCGCGTATGAGAACTATGTGTACGTCTTAAACTGCACGGCTACCGGCGCCGGTGCCATGACGTTCAGGTATCGAGCATCGTCAAGCGATAACGCAAACGCGACGTATGACCGGCGTGCGATGTACGTCAATGTCTCAAGCGCCGCTAATGGTCTGTACCAAGCAACGCAGACTTCGGGCCTCGGCATAACGATGGCCGCTAGCGGGGCAAGTTTCTTCGGACAGATTTTCAACCCCCAACTTGCCCAGCGCACC